GTGTCTGTCTGTTTCCAACGCTGCGCTACCTCCAACCGAATTGAAGCAGGAAGCACCACCGGACGTGATCCGAATGGCAACCCAGTTGCAACTCGAAAGCTGGATAGGCGAAGTGAAGTTCCAAAACATCCTTTTGAGCGACTGGAGGGTCAAGGAAACGCTGGCTCGGGTCCACAGCAAGGGCGGCGGAAAGGGTGGTCCATATGCCTGGGGGATATTCCGGAAATTGCCCGTGGAAAAGCCTAAGCCGGAAACGAATGGTTACAGTGCGGCGGCTGTCAGTCATGTTCCGAACCTGCAACCAAAGCCACGTCAGGCCGATCCGTATGAGCTGGTTTTTACCGAAATCAGCAATCGAATCGCTGATGCGAAATGGTCGATTTCGGTCAAGAGCCGTTGCCTTGACAAGTTGTTTACACTGGAGCGAGTTGGCAGTGCGGAATCGTATCGATTTAAATTGGAAAAGGTGATTGAGGAGGTTAAAGATGACGCCCAGTGACATTGCAATGATTGCGATTCGCGAATGTTTTGAGCACTTTGATATCGATCAAATGCCGTCGAAAGACGAACAGACACGTTGGCGGCACCTGGTGGAACGGTGCAAGTTGACCGTTTCGCAGGTCAGGTCGATCCTCTCTGAAACTGCGGCGGAAAATGAGAGTTTGAGTATGGAAAAAATCTTTCCCGCATTTTCCCGCATCGCTTTTGCTCAATCGGTTGTGATCAAAGAAGAGGAAGCTGAGCGGACGGGAAAACGAGAGTGTGCGTACTGTCGAGATCAAGGAATGGCCACTTGTTACAACCCTAGCAACCCCAATCTGCTCGTTTCGGTCGTTTGCATGTGTGATACGGGATCGGCTCTTTCGGAGCGGCTGAACGGGGCAAAGAATGCGACTGCTCACCATTCGGCTCGAACCGAGTCCAGCGTTCGCCAGGCGGTGATGCTTTTTCACCAGCACGAATGCGAGCGATTGGAGTTGTGGCAGAAGCGTCACGGGCTGGAAATGGAAGACCGTGACGAATTTTTTCGGATATTCAAACTCCGTTTTCTGGCGAAATTGCCAGAACTGTTTCAGCCGGTGAAACCGATCCCGGTGAACACTAAAAACGCTCAGGTGGGCGGCTTGCCAGCCAGTGTGAACGAACACGAATTAGCATTTGCGGCTTATCACAACGGGGACGAAAGGGGCTGGGAATGATCAATAAAAATGAATGGCTGGTGGTTGTGACAAGGAAGGCATCTGGCTTGTCTGGACTGTGTCACAGAGACATTCCGCACCGTCTATTCCAAGAGTCAACACGCTCTCAAATGCTGCCTCCGTACCATGGCCAGGCGGTGATACTGGAAGACGACGGTAAGATCGTTTGGCGGGTCACGTACAGCCACGGGATAGCGAACGATGGTCACAAGGGTGTTGCTTACGTCAGCGATTGCGAGCGGTACAAAGACGAGTGGGAGGTGGCTGATGATTATCGAAACTAAAGAGCGGATCGAAAGACAAATGCCGTTTGGGTATCAGCGGAAACCTTTCGGGCGAATTGTGGCTGGAAACATGGTTTGGATGCCAAAATTTCAGGGCTTTCGCGAACCAACAGACCTGAACTTCTCGGACCGGGTGCGAGACTTCGCTTTCGTCATTGAATTGAAAGAGGTGGTGGGATGAAAAAGCACAAATGGGACACGATTGACGGCGAATCGTGGCGGATCACCATCGGGAACATGCAAGGCCGGGTGTGGATATCCGGGGCCAAATATTACGCCTGTGTTTGCTTTTTTGAGCGTGATGATTACAAGACGCAACTGGGCAACTTTTTGAAGCTGGAACAGGCGAAAAGAGCGTGCGAAGATCAGATTGCAATCTTTGCTACGGCGGAGGATCCAGATAATGACACAGCCTGAACCGTTAGTGGAATGCGATGAATGCAAAAAGCAAACAAAGCATATCTGCGAGGATTGCCAAGTTTGCCTGATGTGCTGTCAGTGCGAATACGACGATTTTGTCGATGAAGAGGACGAAATTGATAAAGAGGACAAAGATGACACCGCTTGAACAAGTCGCAATACAGATTACCGAGCTTGAGGCTAAGATTGCCGATCTTGAGCATCAATTGGCAAAATCGAATCGTCGGTACGAAAATGAGAAGATCCTTGCGACAATGATGATTGAGCATGCGGCTCGACAGAAGCAGGAGATAGACCAACTTACAACGGCGAACAAAAATGAATATACCGTACATCCTCAGCCCGAAGATGAAGCAAAGACGGTCAGATGCTCAGACTGCGGAAACATGATTGAGATTGCATCTAACACAACCGAAGATACATATCTGGGTGATTTCAGAGTGCTTAAAACGGCAATGTGTATAATCTTGTATACGTTGAAGCAAAATTACACGGAATGGGAGAAAGAGTCATGCAAACGAGCAGTATCAATGATCAAAAGTTTTACCGAGGATATTAGATTATGGAATGGTCTGGACGGGCTTGAGCCATACAGATGGGGTAGTTTAGGAAATGGTGAAAATTATCTCATAGACAAGGAGTGGAAAAAATGAGCATAAAGATGACACCGCTTGATTTTATCGCATCACTGGAGCACGGCGAGGCCAAGGCTGCGGCGTTGACCGTATACAACCTGATGACGCCACAATGGGTCGAAATCACTGAGGATCCGGCAACGCTGCCTGAAGTTTGCACAGTCGTGATTATCCGCAAGTATACGGGTAATGAGTGGTTCGGGCTGCGTACTGTCAACAATAAATGGGAGCCCGTTTGGGTCGAATCCGCGAACATGCGCTGGGACAAGCCGGTCCAGACTTTTCAAATCAGCGGTTCGCCGAAAGCTAGTTCACCAACCCACTGGAGGCCGATCTAATGCCGATCAATCTCGAATTCACCGTTCAGGGGAAAGCCTCACCAAGCGGGTCGAAAAAGGCTTTTGTCAACAAACACACCGGGCGGGTTTGTGTGGTTGATACGGCTAAAAACAAGGATTCGTGGCAGTCGTTCGTGCGGTTGGTTGCCACCAGGGCGGCGGCTGCGGAACGGATCACTCCGACTCGCAACGGGTTTAGATTGTCGTTGCAATTCCAGTTTGCGCGGCCGAAATCGCATTACGGGACTGGCAAAAACGCCACGGTTTTGAAGCGTTCAGCGCCTACTCTACACACTCAAAAGCCGGATACGACCAAACTTATCCGGTGTACCGAAGACGCTTTGCAGGGCGTTTGCTGGTTTGATGATTGCCAGGTTGTCTCTCAGCAAGCCACCAAGGTTTGGGCCGATGTGGACAGTGTCCAAATTGTTGTCGAAGAATGCATGATCTGGGGTGCAACATGACCGAGGTTCAGGCTTATCAGACTCGCATCAAGGCGGCCTCTGATTACAAGTTCCATCACGGGGGCGCGGAAATTCCGACTGAAAAAGAACTTGACCAGATGACGCCTGGCACTTCGCAAGCCATCGGAAATACGCACGGAAAATCGACTTTTTTGCTGAATCAATTCCGGACCAAGGAAAAGAGGGGCGGGTTGATCGGCATTTTTCGTGAGGATGCCGGTCGTTTTTGTGTCGTTTTCGAAATGAAGCGGTACGGATCTCACAAGACGGCTGTCGAGGCCGCAACGGCGTTCAACGTTTTGGCCAAACAGAAGTATCACGAAAACGCGGTTTTGTGCGATCTTGTGGCTGCGGAGATTTACGGAACGCGTTCGTGATTTGATCCCTTGACACTGTTGTTAGGATGTTTTCATGGTTGAATTTCTACTTTGGAGGTGCCATGACAGTCCTGCCGAATGACCGTGATCTTTTGATTCAGAAAATCACGAAAGCGATCTCTGAATTGCTCGATGAAATGAAGCGTGATCCCATTTGGTTTGAAATGGGTCCGGAAGTGTCCCAGGCTGCGTTTCGTGCCAATCAAGTTAAGCACGAGGCTGCGACTCACTGTTTTAAAAATGGTTTGAGCATAGGGGAAAACGCATGTTCCAAATGAATTTCAAGTGGGTGGAAGCGAAACCCGGTTCGCTCTGGTCGATCTTCGGAAGTCGTGAGTGGTGCCAAGTGTCGGATTCTGCGATGCGAATTGAACGCACAGAATCTCGATATATTGCCCATTGTTTTGGCCAGACTCATTCGGCCATGACTTTTCGTCAGGCTCGATTGTGGGCGGAAAAGGTGCAAAACGAGCGATTGGCGAAGGTGGTCGATCACTCCGAATTTGTGATGAACGCGATCGTCGTTCACTGTTACGATTGTGGGTCGGAGATGGCTCTGGGGCCTCGGTTCAACCCTGTGGAGTTCCGTGGAAAGCTCGTGCTGAAGTGTGCAAGTTGCAATCCTTCGAGCGGGATTTCCGGCATGGTTTCAAAGGCTTTTTTTGACGAGGAGACCGAATGACTCGATTCGATACAGAAAAAGTCATACCGAACTGCCTGGGCCGACTGGATCCGACCATGGACGCTCTGAGGGCGTTTGATGTGGAAGCGGTTTTGACTTTGGCGGGGGCTGAATCGAGACGTCGGCAAGTCAAATCGGCTCGATTCATTCAGCTATTTGAAAATGAGATTCTGGCCATCCAGAATATTGCCGAATTCACATCGAATTTAGGCGATATCAAATTTCTTGAGCGGGCGGTTCGGGAAGCTGGTTCGTGATTTTCTTGATTTCTTTGGCCTCTTGATGGGAGCGATTGACATGCCTTTGGGATATTTGCCAGCGGATACTTTTGAGTATCAAAACCTTTCGGAGCCGGATCAAATCAAAGTCGATTTACTGTTCGCCAAGCGACAATTGGAGTCGATGCGGCAACATAACGAAAATCAGGCGGAATCGATTGAAACTCTGAATGAGCGAGTGAATGAGCTGGAGGGTACGCGCGGATCATGTCCAGGCTATTATCGAACCAGTCCGATTTACCAGTTCGTGAGCTATCAAAAAACGGTGCTGGTTCCACTGCTCGTTTGGCTGCAATATGACGAGCACGTTATCCACTGCGTTCTTTCGGCCTCGGAGCACTACTTTCGCAAGGGTCGAAAAACGGCGGATGAAACTCATGACGTCACGGCTTGCGATTGGTGGTTGTCTGAAGCCGATAATCAGTGGAAAACATTGACGAATTGTAAAGTGCAATCGCCGATCGGCATTTTCGTCGAATTGGTTCAACCGTTGTTGGACAAGCTGATTCCGGATGGTGAACGACTTGAGTAAATCACACGAAAACACCTTTTTGGAGTTCGCCACCACTCAACAAATGGTGGCTGAGCTCAAAAAACGCGGAAATCAAGTGGTCCTGATCTTAGATAAAACATGCTCACGAGACGATCAATTGGACGAGTTTTCAGCGGTCTGGATGGGTGGTGTCTGTCAGGTGCTGGGGATGCTGGAGCGTTCAAAGCAGCTTGTATCAGGGTGGGCGGATGGGTATTCGGATGATGATGACGACGATGATGATGATGATGACGATGAACGGTTTTCGCAGCAATCTATGATGGCCTGAAAGGGACGATGTCAGGATATGCCAGCGGTATCACGTCTGATCAGGATCATCCGAATAACCTTGACGAGTTGATTCTAGTCGAGGATTTGGGCAAGTTACGGGCGGCTATCAATCAACTCTCAAACGACCAATCGAAAGTCCTGATGTGGAAGTTTGGTCTGGATGGGACTCCGCCCAGGTCGATTACCTACATCGCGAACCGCATGAGGTGGCCTGTCCCGGAGGCTCAAAAGCAGATCGGCTTGGCGATTGAGCAATTGAGAGGGGTGATCCGTGACTGACAAACCGGTGAAACGGCTCAATAAACGGCAGCAAAACAAGGTCGTCAAATGGCTGCCGGATTGCTACAACATCGCGTTTGACAAAAATCGAACGATCCATTTGTCGCCTGATCAGGTGGTGGAACGCAAGCGGGTTGCCGAGGACGCTCTAATCGCTGCGGTTTTGGAGTGGCGATCGGACAAAGGCACCACGTTTCGGACGTACCTTTGGCGAAAGATTCAGTGGGCGATTCTGGACGCTCATCGACGGTCGAAACAGCGTAGGAATCAGCAGATCACTTTCACGGACCTTGACTCGGAGGATGATTGACGACGATGAAACCACCAGGATATCGGACCAAAGAACAGCCGGTTTTGACGCGGCCTGAATGTACTCAGATCGACACCGAACAGGTTCGGAAATTGACCGAAGCGGAAATCGCGGAAATCGGCAAGTTATTTACCCCGCAAACGATGGTGAATCGATGGTCAACGATGGCGCTACAACTGTAAAAGATGCGAGAAGAAAACGGGCGATTCACACCCGGTCACAATTTTAGCGGGATCACTCGATTCCAGCCGGGGAATCGGGTACGCGCTCGGTTCGCAAGTCAGAAAGAAGCGTACAAGGAAGCGCTGCGACGGCTTTTGAACTCGTTTACTGATGACGGTTTAAGTATCGCTGATAAGCTCGCAATGGAGACTGTCACGCAGGCTCTGTCAGGCGACGAAATGGCCGTTGTTTGGATGAAACTGATACATGACACGGTTGACGGTTCGAAAACGGTCTTGGAAGTTCCGGACGAACCGGACGATCCAGATGACGACGAAAACAGGCCAGAAATACCCCTAGGCGACGTGATCGACGTTGAGTTGGTCAATGCACCAAGGAAACTGGACAAGCCCAGAGAAGCGAAACAGGGCCGGTTTAACGCGTGGCTGAAAAAGGTGTCGCCAGATCGGGATTGGGATGCCCCGCATTTGGTCCTTTTGCAAAGCAAGGTCGAGCTGGTCAATTCCGGCCACCTTCGACGCCTCATCGTATCCATGCCACCACGGCACGGTAAAAGTGAGCTGCTTTCGATTCATGCGCCGGTGTGGTTATTGGAGCAAAATCCAAAGCGGGAAATCATCACGGCAGGCTGGGGGGTGGCATTATCGCGAAAATTCACGCGGAAAGCGCGGTTGTTGGCCGAGCGGATTGGGATGCCACTTTCGAGCAAAGTTGCCCAGGCTGGGCAATGGGAAACGGCTGAGGGCGGGGCCGTGTTTGCGGTCGGGGTCAAAGGTGGGGTGGCCGGTTATGGTGCGGACATCCTGATTTGTGATGACCCGGTAAAGGACGTCAAAGAGGCGAATTCACCACTTCAACGGGAGCGGGTTTGGGACTGGTTCACCTCCGAGGCCATGACCCGGCTGAGCCCCAATGGCGCGGCGATCGTGATTATGACCCGTCGGCATGAGTCGGACTTGATTGGATCGTTGGTCGAAGGTCGTGACGCGGAAACGGGCGAAGCTGTGGAGTCTGAAGACGCTGGAGACGGGTGGGAATATATCTCACTCCCAGCCATTTCCGAAGGCGATGGGGACGCGATCGGGCGGCCTGAGGGGGCGGCTTTGTGGCCAACTCGATTCAACCTGGCGAAACTTGCGACAATACGGGAAACGGTGGGATCATGGATTTGGGCGGCACTTTACCAACAACGACCGTCGCCACGTTCGGGCGGGCTATTTCAGCAAACTTGGTTCTCGCAATTTGTCGATGTGGCGCCAGCGGGGCCGGCTCTCAAGTGGGTGCGATATTGGGACAAGGCTTCGACGGTCGATGGTGGTGACTATACCGTTGGCGTTTTGATGTGCGAATGGGACGGCAAGTTTTATGTGACGGATGTGGTGCGGGCTCAGGTATCGCCTCAACAACGTCGAATTTTACAGCGACAATGTGCCGAAATGGACCCGCGCGGAACGGTGTGCTGGATTGAGCACGAAGGTGGATCGGCGGGGAAAGACGCAGCCGAGCTGGAATCGCGAGAATTGGCCGGGTTTGCGGTGCGGCATGAACATCCAACCGGCAGCAAGGAAGTCAGGGCCGATCCGTTCGCAGCTCAGTGCGAGGCTGGGAATGTCATTTTGGTGCGTGCAAAGTGGAATCGAAAGTACATGGAAGAACTGTGCACATTCCCGAACGCCAAGCACGATGACCAGGTGGATGCGTCAAGCGGGGCGTTTGGCAAACTTGCCGTGAAACGGCGGATCCGAGTTGTAGGAGGCCGAGATGACTAGCGGCAATGGCAATGGCGGTTATGCGTTTGGTGACAATGGCGCGAACCTGAAAATATATACGGGCATGGGCGGGGGCGGCGGAGGTCGCAGTTTTGCCCTTTTGCCGGGTGCGAAACACGATTGGGAACTGGAGGCGGGGCGGCTCTACCTGAACGATGTCGTTTCCATCGCTTGCAATTGGATTGCCGAAAAGGTCAATTTGTGCCCGTTGGTTGTGGAGGAGCGCCAAGGCGATGGCACCTGGGCACCGGCTTACGATACCGGCCTGGCCGAATTGTGGGTCAAATCCAACGATAATTACGATTCTTTTACGCGTGATTTGGCTATGGCTTTATCAGTCATCACTTCCGGAAACGCGTTTTTGTACATTGAACGCGACGCTTTTGCAGGACTGCCGATCGGCCTCCACTGGCTTGACGAGAGATACGTTTTCCCACTCTATCCACCTACCGGCGAAAGGTATCTGGATTATTGGCGCTATATGGTCAATGGCCGGATGCTCAATATTCCGAAGGAAGATGTGCTCCATTTTCGCTGGGGAATTGATCCACTGAACACGCGGCTGGGACTCTCCAAACTCAAGGCGGTTTTGCGCCAGATTTGCCTCTTGAATGAAGCGGCTGGATATTCGGTTTCGATCTTGAAAAACGGTGGCGTTCCCGGTCTGATCATCACTCCTGAAGACTCGAACGATGAATTGTTGGACGATGAAGGCGGGGAAATCGAGAGTCAAGTGAATCGAATGACCCGTGGTGACAATCGGGGGCGAACGATTTCCTTAAATCGTCGGATCAAGATTGACACTATTGGTTTTAGTCCTGAGCAAATGGCTTTGGACAAGCTCCCAAACGGGGCGATGCCCATGGTTCTGGCGGCCATTGGTACAAGTCCTGAAGTTCATGGGCTGCCAAGTGCTACCAAAACTTACGACAATTTCGGGGTTGCCATTCAGGCTGCGTGGCGAAGCGGGGTTTTGCCGATTTTGGGGCTGATTCGATCGACGATATCACGGCGTTTGATGCCTGAGTTTGGGCTTGACCCGCGAAAATATCGGGTGGTCCATGATTTATCACAGATTCCCGATCTGGCGGAAAATCTCAACGATCGTCACAAACGGGCTCGCGACAACTTCACTTCCGGTGGCATTTCGCTGAATGAATTCCGGGCGGAATTGGGTAAGGCGCCGGATCCGTTTGGGGATCGGTATTTTTGGGAGATAACGGCACAACAAGCGAATCAAGCGGGGGTTGGCATTGTTTGACATTATCACTGGCGATTGTCATGAAGTTCTAAAGGGGCTGGAAACAGGCTCGATTGATGCTATTGTGACCGATCCGCCATACGGGATGAATTACAAGTGTGACTCGACTCGATTTAGTGGCGGAAACGGTAGCAATCGAAGACAGTCGCAAGGCGTGAAATGGCCTCGGATTGTGAACGACGATAAACCTTTCGATCCGGCTCCATGGCTGGATTGGAAGAAAGTCGTCATGTTTGGGGTCAACCATTTTGGCGAGAAATTGCCGGTTGGAACAACGTTGGTTTGGATCAAGCGGAATGAACCAGCGTATGGAACTTTTCTATCTGACGCGGAATTAGCTTGGATGAAAGGCGGCCACGGTGTTTACTGTTTCAAAGATACAAGTTATCAGGCGTCAAATCAGCGATTCCATCCGACCACCAAGCCGATTCCGCTGATGCGTTGGTGTATCAAGAAATTGAAGTTGAAGCCAGGGGCAACCATTCTGGATCCGTATTGCGGCTCAGGATCCACCGGAGTAGCGGCAATTCGTGAGGGTTTCAACTTCATTGGAATTGAAGCGGTTCCAGCGTATTCCGAAATCGCAAAACGTCGCTGCGAGGCGGAAACTCATGCCAATTGAGCCAAACGACCACAATTTGCCGCTTGGATCACGACTTTACCCAATCTTGGTGGGGAGCTTCAACGCCCAGGCTAAACTGGTGAAAGAGCGATTGACGGGGAAAAAGTCGATCTTTTACACGCCTGCGGAACTGTTGAGACCATCGGACAAAGGGTTGATCGAAGAGTACGAACGGATTGTGCCGGTGATCACGGGGATTTGGGACAAGAGCGGAAAGCGGCTCTATCGAGCTGTAGGGCTGGATCCGGAACGATGGCGGGTCAACTCCGAATATCTCAAGGCGGCCATTCGCGCCAGCACACTCAATTTTGCCGAATCCACCCAGGCGACATTTCACGAAGATTTCAACGGCCATTATGAGCTGCTCAAACACGCGATCCGGGCTGAGATTGAGCTGGGGCGGCTGGGGGCGGGCGAAACGACCGAACAACTGACGAAACGACTAATGAAATATTTTCAGGATAATAATCGATTTCGGGCCCGTCGCATCGCTCAGACCGAAGCGGTCCGGGCTCATCACTTGGCTATGCAATGGTCAGCAAAGGATTCGAGCGTGGTGGCTGGATGGCAATGGGTGGAGACTTCGGCGTCATGCCCGATCTGTCATGCAATCGCAAAAGATGCGAACAATCCAACCGGTCGAAGAACTGTGAAGCTGGGGCAGATATTTGCGGTTCGTGGGACCAATCCCGATTACAAAAACATCCGGTTCCCGCCTGCACATCCGTTTTGTCGATGCACTTTGAAGGCGATTTTAGAACCTAGTTATACCCATGATCCGAAGCCGATTGACTGGTCATTTTTACCGGCTTGATATCGGCTAGTTGGCACGAATCGAAAGTCTCTCCAAAGCAACCACCTTGGGAGGACGATCGTGACGCAAGCCGAAATCACAAGCGAACTGAAGCGAAAAACGGTACCGTTTCTGATCAAATCGTCAGCAGGCGATTCGACGGGGACGTTTTCCGGGATTTGCTCGGTTTTTAACAACGTCGATTTTGCGCGTGAAATCATTGCGCCGGGGGCGTTCGCTGAGACGCTCCCATACTTCCTTTCCGAAGGCTTTGTCACTTACGAACACGATTGGGATGAACCGATCGGCAGGCCAACGGCGGCTGAGGAGACGAGCGAAGGGCTGTTAGTGACGGGCGAAATCTACCCAGAAATGTTCGAGGCTTCGAGCGTATTGGCCGGAATGAAGCGTGGTGTGATCAAACAGATGAGTATCGGTTACTACGTTCAGGAAGCGAAATTCCTGACGCTGGAAGAGACCGTGGCTTATTGGAATCAGGTCGGATTTTCACCAAGCCCAGGTGATCTTGGATTGGCTGCCAATGGAGTGACACTTTTAACGAAGTTGAAGCTCGAAGAGGCTGCGATTTGTATGCGAGGGGCGAATAATCAAGCCCGCGTTACAGGCGTGAAGTCGTATCTAAAAAGCATGTTGGCGGATCTGTTTGGCAAGCCGGAAACGGGTCCGGTTGCGGATCAAAAGCACATCGATTTATTGACTGACCAGATTTGGAAGTCGATTCGCCCTGCCATTCGCTCAGAGGTTTTGAACCTTTTGGGCCCAGCTCCACACGAGCCACAAAAATCACAGGTTCCGAGCGTGGAAACTGTCTCGAAATCAGCTCAAAGCGAAATGCTGAGAGTTGATCGTTTATTGATCGATCTGCAAGTCGAAGCGGCCCTTGGGAGGGGCGTATAATATGGAAGTCTCTTCGGACTACACCGCCTGGGTGTCGCAATTGCTGGAAATGCAAAGCGAGTCTCGGGACCTGTCAAACCGGATCACGGAGGGCACTGCCTCCCCTGATCAAAAAAACAAGTTCAACGATATCGTTCCCAAGATCTCAATTCTTGCGAATCAAATCCAGAACTTCCGAACGGCTCAAAGCCAAGAGCAATTCAAGCAAATGGAATCGGCTCTGAATTATTCGCTCAGAGAGCAACCTACGGCTCCGGCCCGCGCGGGTGCAAGGTTTTACAACCTTGGTGCCGAAAAAACCGAAGAAGAAGTTCTGGACCAAAAAACCATACACAAATATGGAAGTCTGGAACGGGAACTGGGTTTGAAGAAGTTTTCAGCGATTTCCGATCCTGAATACAAAATGGCCGTTGAAAGTGCTCTCCGCTATGGTTGGAGCGGCGTTTCTAACGGTGAAATGAAGGCGCTGGATTCCGGTGCTGACGAACGCGGCGCGGTGACGGCACCGGCTGAAGTCATCAATATGATCGTGGCCAGGCTGAACGCTCCAACGCGGGTGGGTGGGATCGTAAAAGAGATCAACACAGCGCGGGATTCGGTCCAGTTCTATCGCAACGCCTACGATGGCGATGATATGTATACCAACTCCTTTCGCCGGATTGCGACTGGGAGCCGTCCTGCAACGGACACGGAAGCCATTGTGACGGGATCGGGTACGGCTTATGTCGAGCCCGTTAAAATCCAAGTCCACACTTATATGATGGTTGGACAGATTGAAAATGATCTGTTGATGGATTCAAGTTTCGACTTGATGAGCTGGTTCACCAACGAGATTTCCAAGTCGGCGGCTCAGGATCGTGATAATGATATTATCAACGGCACTGGTGTTGGCCAGAATATGGGGATCATGAACTATGTCGGTACGGGCAACGTCTTTGGCGTTTCCACGGTTAATACAACTGATGCCAATCTGTTGACCGTGGCTGGGCTTGCCAATCTGCTTTGGGATCTGCCTGAACAGTATTGCGAAAACGCTGTTCTGACCATGAACCGGACGTATGCGGGCAAGGCTTTGGCCGGTCTTCGGTCGTCAACGGGCCTGCGGATCTATGGTGATGTGGACGCAGCCAACGGCGCTTCGATGGTGGGTCCATCGGGCCAAAAGCTCGAAGGATATCCCGTCATTTACAGCTCCAAGATGCCTACTGTTGCTGCTGGTACTTATCCGATCCTGTTCTGGGATCCATCAGCTTACGTCAGTTTGACTCGCCAAAACATCTCGATCAAGATTCTTGATCAGACACGCGCGAAGCAAAACATGACCGAAATTGTCGCCAAAATCCGCTACGGGGGCGATTTGGTTGAACCTTATCGTTGTCGCGCTCAAAAGGTATCCGTCTAAAGTCTGAAAGACACGAAAGGGGCTGATTCCGATGCTGATGTCAAATTATCTATCCACCGCCGTGAAACTGGTGCGCGTTTTGAACGCCACGGTGGCTGGTACGACTGCGGTTAATACCAGTTCAGTCGATTTGCAAAACAAAGATTCGTGCCGATTTATTGTTGCCTTTGGAGCACTCACAGCGACACAGGTAACATCTGTAAAGCTGCAAGGCTCGCAAGACAATTCGACATGGGCGGATCTATTGGACGTCGATTCGGGGACGGTGATCACCACGGGCAACCTGGCTGATGCTGACTCGAATAAAGTCGTTTCGATCGAAGTTTACAAATGCAAGCGGCGCTATGTTCGGGCCGTGATTTCGCGTGCCACGGCGAATGCGGTGATTGATGGTGCCTGGGGCGAGCTGGTGCTGCGGAACACATTGCCGATGGTTCTGGATGCCACTCAAGCGAGCACTACAGCCAAGACGCAAGTCACGAGCGGTTATTCATACACCTGAGTTCAGGGGTTTTGATGATGGCTGCACTCATTTCGCCTTCGGACCTGCCTGATACCCTTTCGGGCAGGTCTGACATTAGCCGATTGGTCATCACCGTAAGTTCGTTGGCAGAACAATTCTGCCGGCGGACTTTTTCGCGTGAAATTGGTCGTGTTGAAACTCACGACGGTGGAGATTGGGCCGAAATTTGGCTCAGGCTCACACCGGTTGAAACTGTCACTTTGGTCACTCACGACGGAAATACCGTTTCTGAATTTGTCTTTAATCCGGAAACAGGTCGTCTCAGGCGTGGCGATGGCTATGGCCACATCGACTTCTCCGAATGGTTCCCAGCCGGTGCTGACAACATCTCTGTCACGTACACCGGTGGATATGCCAAGATTCCCGAGGAAATCAAAGAAGCGGTGGTGATCGGCGTTACCAACCTGGTACGCGAAAAAAACCGTGATATTGGATTACTTTCGGAAAGCATTGGCGGCGAATACTCCTGGACAGCGAAAACCGATACGACCGATCGATATTGGATTTTCGGCAACACTGGAAAGTCACTTCTAAAGGGCTTTCGACGGTCTGGAAAGTATGTGATTGGCTAATGGCATTCGAAGACTACCTCGCCATAACTTGTGACATCTACATTTCGGACAACACCCGCAACGTCGCAGGCGCGGTTCGCGGGGACGTTTTCACGCTGTTCCTGGCCGGTCAACCTTGCGCGTTGCCCATGCCGATCGATCAATCCAAGGGTGAAACATTGGGCCGCGATGGTCTGATATTGGACACTAAAATCATGATGGGCGGGCCACGGCGCGGTCTGACTGTGCAACATCAAATCCGGATCGGATCCAGACGGTTCGACGTCGATTCCGAGCTTGATCAGGTGGGATATGGTCGGGTCATCAAAGTGCTTTGCCGGGAGGTCGTAGGCTGATGTCATTCAAAATTGACGAAGCTGGAATGAAGCAAATCCGAGGCGATTACATGCCACGGGTTGACGCGGCTGCGGCGGTGATCAAGAATGAGATCGTCCGACTGTTGACCTTGGTTGATGGTGCGTCGAAGCGTGCGGGTGGTGGTGGGAAGCGGTCGAAACGGCGTCTGAAGTACGGTGCACGACGTTCGCAAGTTGGCGAAAGTCCGTACAAGCAAACGGGGACACTTTCGGGGAGCGTCGCAATTGAGCGGCGGCCTGCGGATCTGACCTGCTTTGTGGGTGATGGGGTTTTCTACGGGGCGATTCTTGAGTTGCAACTTGACCGGCCTCACATGCGTTTGGCTCTCGACAACACAAGCGCGGAAGTCTTCCGAATATTGGGGGTCTGATCATGACACCGGGGAATTGGCCGATCACGCTTGTACAAGGCCAGACTAAGCTGGTGAAAGTCACCTGGACGAACAAAGATTTGACCGGTTGTACGGTTCGATATTTAGCGAAAAATAGCCCGGTGGATGGCGATTTGGAATTGAGTCTGACGGATGCGAATAGCGGGATCACTTGGGTATCGCGTACTCCGAGCGGGTGCTTTCAAATCAATTTCACTCCGACAATAACGGCGAATTTGACTGAAGGCTCTGGCGATCACTTGGTTTGGGTGGACTTTCCAGACGGCTCCAAGTTCCCACTTTTATCGGGCTCTTACCAGATCCGGAAAGGCTAAAAAATGGCCGATCAAGTGACTGTGACATACAGCGATGATATCGTGACGGTGGTCTCCGTTGCGGACCAAGGCCCGCCGGGTTTGAGCGGGTCGTCAGTGCCTGCGACAACTTCCACTTTGGGCGGGATTATTGTTGGGGCTAATTTGTCGATCACCGGAAACGGCGTGCTTTCAGCCACGGGCGGCGGTGGTGGATCGGTTACAAGCAATTTACCCTGGGCGAACATCACGGCACGGGCCACCACGCTCGGTGGTTATGGGATCACGGATGCACTCACGGCGGCCAACCTGACCGGATATCTGCTATTCAGCACCGCAAATGCAACTTACTCCGTGTTAGGCCACACGCACGCATTCGGCACGCTCACAGCCGTCCCGAATACGTTAGCCGGATATAATATTACTGACAGCCTGACGGCGGCCACGGCGGCCTCGACCTACGCTCCGATTACAACTACCGTCACGCTAACCGGCACGCAAACGCTCACGGGCAAGTCGATTTCATCCGGTCAGATTACCGGCCTCGCCACATCAGCCACAACAGATGCTACCAACGCCAATAATATCGCGAGTGGAACGCTTGCAAACGCTCGTCTAGGTGTCTCAAATAGCACCCTGACCTATTCGGCAAATACAACATGGACGGCGGATTACCTCAAAGTTGCAACATTGCCGCTCACTGGTGCGTGCAATTTGACGATATCAGGACTGTCAGCGGGCGGGACTTACAATCTGATAGTCAAGCAAGATGCAACTGGATCAAGAATTGTGACATATGCGACGGCCGTCAAGTGGTCTGCGGGGGCTGCTCCAACGCTTTCGACGGCGGCAAATGCAACGGATATCGTGTCATTTATTTATGACGGCACGACCCTATACGGAACGGCCCTGAAAGGCTTTGCCTAATGTTAATGCCATTCGCATTTCAGCAAGGTGCATCAGTCGCAGCGTGGACACCCGCATCGCTCGGAACATCTGTGCTTTACGGCTGGTACAAAGCTGATGTCGGAACGGGCGTTTCAACTGACGGCGCAAATGTTGCAACTTGGAATGATCAGAGCGGCAATAGTCGCAACTTGGCTCAA